TCTCAAACTCCCAGATAGCCGTTAAACCTACACAAGATAGCCGTTTTACGGCTACATTAGAAGAAACAATATACATTAATAATATAGGTAAAATAATTAGAAGTTTTGCAGGGGATACCGAGAAAATATTAGATGAGTTATCAAAGCTACCTACTGAAGAGCTTAAAGCAGAAACTATTAATGTTTATTATTGTAAACAAGCACTACAAAGAAAACAGGATAAGGAACAGGAAAGTAAAGCAACCTATGTGAATAGTGATAAAATTCTATCGGCATTGTCCAGAATAAAAAAGCAATCTAATCCAAGGTATAGAGAAAAGGTAGAATATAATAAAAGGAATGGGATTAAGCCATGGGAAAACAAGTAAATAAAACCATGTTAATATACAGGTTAAAAGATCTTATCTTAAAATGTAGAATGAAAGGTAAGTTTCTTTTAGCCATGAAATTAAAAGATAAATTGTTGAGGTTATAATGGCAGGTCGACCCATGCGGAAAGTATTTTGTCAAGGCTTTACTCGAGCTGGATTGAGGGTAGGTAAAAAGATCCCTTGTAAAATGAAGGGTTATCTACTTGCAAATAATACATACAAGTGTAAGTATCATGGCTACCAAAATGTTAAGGGATTTAAAAAGGAAAACTACACACATGAAACTAGGATTAAACAACTATCAAAGTTAATACAATTTAAAAATTATGACAACGAACAACTCAAAGAATATTACTACGAAAAAATCAAACCAAGAATTGATAACAACCAACCAAGCAGATATAATATGCGATGCACTAGCAAATGGAAAAACCCTTACCGAAATTCTGGAAGATCAAAAAGCCTATCCATTCAGCTTGATGAAGTTTTATGCGTACTTAAAAAAAAATCCAGAGTTAGAGATAAGAATAACAGAGGCTAGAAAGTACGGAGTTCAAACTTTAATTGATAAGTTGCTGCAAGTCTTTAAGTATCAGGAAGTAGAAAATCCTAATGCCATTCTTTGGATCAGGGAAAAAACAAAGTTCATTACATTTCTTGCTAATAAATTAACTGATCTTTATTCTGATAACAAACCTATCAAACAAAATATAGATTCTAAAATGACTATTAGTTGGGAAGATAATACGGATAATATGATTGATGTATCAGGGGATATAACTGATATACCCCCTGATAATAAAGATTAATCGTGATCGTATTGTTTCATTACAATATTAAAACTAATATTCTGGTGTGCTTCATGGGTATCAGCAAGTTCTTCAAGAATATTTGATAACTTTTTAATATTCATTCCGTCATCGCTTTGATAAGTAGCCAACACTTGATCTGTCATTTTCTTATCAGTTTTTTCATGGTACTTAACACCTTTTATTTCTACTTTGTAGTTGTCTATGTACATATTTTCCCTTTCTCTTTGTTATTGTTATATTTTTTTTGCCACATATTGAAACACAGGATCTTTATTGACAGACCCATGCGTCAATCTTTTTTGAAACAATACAACAATATTATTCTCTGCTGATCTCATGAATAGATTAGCAATGTCTCTTGTTGTGTTGTTATAAAACCTATCTCTAGCTAAATAGCCTTGATGATAAGTTAATGATTCATTAGGCTTTGAAGTTTGTAGCCATGCTTGATACTTGCTTAACATTTTTTACCTCTTTTACTTTCTTGTTATTGTTGTTGTCGTTTATATTTTGTTGAGTTTGGTTTATTAATCTGACCACTTTACCAGATAAAAAATCCTCATCATCAAAAAATTTTTTAAAGTTTATTTGCATATTGTTTTATTAGCTTAAACCATTTTTCTTTATAAAGTTTTTTAAACTCTTCATTAGTTGCTTTATTGTATGCGTTTGCGATCTTATCCATTTTAGATCTAGCATTTATAAACAACTTATGTCTCTTTTGGTTCTCACTTTTTTTGTGTTCATATGTTTTAGCTTTGTTTATTTCTTGAACCATTCTTATCTCATCTTTAGTTTGATCTGTCATTTACTTCTCGCTTTCTTTTTTTATTTCTCCACTTTGATTAAATCTAATTGGTGTTTCATTTTCATTTTCACACCAATTATAGACATCTTTATCAGTTTCATTAATAAAATATTTATCTTGATAATTTTTATCCTCTCCAAAATATTGAGGATATTTATCATCAAGATTATATTTAGCTAATAATCTATATTTTTTTTCTAATTCATTAAACTTCATTTATTTCTCGCTTTCTTTATTAATTCGTGGACCATAAAAACTAATCCGTACAATAATAAAACTTTAATTTCTATTGGCATTGTGTCGCACCTCTTTTAGTTTTCTTTTAAACTCTCTCAAGCTATCCGCATTGGACCTATGAAGGTGATCGTATATAGTATAGAACCACGGATTAAGATCCGAAGCATCGAAACCCAATCGGTCACTTGCTTTCTGTATGATGTTTAAATATACATCTTTCCATTTTTTATATATCATTAATCAACCTCTTTAACTTTCTGTTTTTTTGTTTTAGTTTCATACACTGATCAATCCAAAAATTATTATCCTTTATTGTGGACCTGATGAAGTGTGCTAAATCCATTTCGCCATAAGCAATCGGACTATTTAAAGACTCTGAAAATCTCTGTTTTTTTAAAACTTTCAATATGTCTTTTGGTGTTTTCCTTTGTGTTTCAATCTCAAGTTTTTTAAAATACTTATCGATTGAATATCTATTTATTTTTTTCATGTTTCCTTTCTCTGTTAGTTGTTATTAATCAATTACAAATCCTGATTGATCTGTTTTAGCTTCACCTTTAGCGGTTAAACCTACGATGACATTTTTAGGGTCTGTAAATCTCATATCATGCTCATCACCATTGATAACTTTATATCCTTTATATGTTTTAGGTAGTTGCTTTCTAAATACCATTGCAACATTGCCGCCACATTTTAAAACCTCATCACCTTGAGTGTGATTAGCTTCGTTTAAGCTAAATGTAAGATGATAATTTTTAGGTAGTTCACCCCTTAAATATTTCATCATCCGTTTAAAATGCTTTGTATAATCGTAAAATTGTACATTAGGAAACAACTCAAATATTTTGTGACTTTCCCACATAATATCACTAGTTGTATTTAATCTAATGACAGCTTTTAATCCGTGCTTTTTACAATTGATTTCATGATTTCTTATTTCTTTAGTCATCATGTATAAAAATTTAGCTCTTTCCTTAAAATACATAAGAGTTCTAGTAGTTCTGCCTAATGTTTTTTGAGGCATAAAAACTTTATTCCCTGCTGTATGTAAACAAGCTGCAGCGCACCCCTTCGATTTAGAAGCGCATACCTCATAACCTGATATGTTAGAAGGTATTAAATTTAAATGCATTTCCCAATATTTTTTTAATGCTTCTATTTTTGTATGTTTATTTAATTTAGGGTTGTTTCCCTTAAACATTAATTTATTAGGAATTTTATAATTCCTATTTCTTAATTGATTTATATTCATAATCCCTTTCTGTTTTTAATTAACTTATTTATTTATTGATTGCTTTCTATTGGTCAAATTGTCGCAGTTAAATAATCTATTGTATATTTAAAACCACCACAGAAAAAGTACAGCATAAGCGCACCAAATAAAATATAGTCTAATATATTTAATATTTTTTTAATCATGATTAATAGTCTAAAAAGTTAGTAAATGAATTTAATATTACTAATAAAAAAGATCCTACTGTACTGATCCAACTTAAAGTAATTAAAAGATGATCATTAATAATTAAACCAATTATAAAACTTGTAATTGAAATAATTAACAAAGATATAAAAATTATTATTTGTGTCATTGTTTCCCTTCTGTTGTTTAAATGAAAGCTATCAAATTAATTATAAATAAATAGATGACATAATGACGCAGGTTATAGTTTATAATGGTTCTAAATAGATTGAGGTATATTGTATAAAGATCTATTTCATATATTAACAGGCGCATTTTTATTTTATGCGATATAACAAACGGAATACTTCCGATAATTAATAGTTATTGGAATAACTAGTGTTAATCTTTTATTATCACTACTAAAAATGTCTGTATTTTATAGAACTTGACCCCCCATATACCCTAGATTATGCGGTAGGTTTATTATATATATATACATGGATAATTTCCACACCCATACACAGACACCCCCACAAACAACCCTGCACCATTTTATTCAATGTTTTGCCATATTTTATTTTTTACTTTAAAACAATTCTAAATTAGCTAGATATGGTATATGGATTACCTACACGCAGAAGATCTAGATTGTATTGCTTATGTTGATGAAAAGACTAATGCAGTAACTATTAAGTTTATTGGTATACCCAACAACCACTCTGCTCAACTATTTGTTAACTATGTTATGGTAACACTAGGTATAGATTACCTGCCGCTAGAACATAATGGTAAATCAAAGATGATACACTAATGAATATCAAAATACCTTACACACCAAGAAAACATCAGAACTATTTACACCAGCAAATTTCAAGATACAGATGGAGTGTGCTGGTCTGCCACCGAAGGTTTGGCAAGACAGTATGTATGATCAATCATTTAATTAAGTCAGCATTGCTGACCAAAGAGAAAAATCCTAGGTTTGCCTACATTGCACCAACCTTTAAACAGGCTAAAGCAATAGCATGGGATTATATAAAACAGTTTACCGCAAAAATCCCAGCAACAAAGTTTAATGAAACAGAGTTAAGAGTAGATCTGCCAAATGGTAGTAGAATAACATTACTAGGTTCAGAGAACTGCGATGGCTTGAGAGGTATATACCTAGACGGATGTGTCATAGATGAGTACGCAAATGTAAATGAAAAGTTATTTCCAGAAATAATTAGACCAGCTCTATCAGATCGTAAAGGTTATTGTGTGTTCATTGGTACACCAGCAGGAATGAACAATAACTTCTATGATCTATACCAACACGCAAATGGCGCAGAAGATTGGTTTAACTACAAAGCAAAAGCAAGTCAAACAAAGATAGTTGATGAAGAAGAACTTGTTAAAGCAAAAGAAGTTATGGGTGAAAAGAAATACCTACAAGAGTTTGAGTGTGATTGGATTGCAAACATTGAAGGTGCAATATATGGCGATGAGATTGCAAAGATAGATGATAAGAACCAGATAGCTAGAGTTCCTTATGATCCTTCCTTGCCTGTCTCCACTGCATGGGATCTCGGAGTAGCAGACCACAGTAGTATTATATTTTTTCAACAAAAAGGAACAGCAATACAGATTATAGATTACCATGAAGAAAGAGGTCATGGCTTACCTCACTATATTCAGATGCTAAACGAAAAACCTTACATCTACAAAGATCA